CTCCAGACCCTTCCGTAGATAATCAACAAGATGAAAGTTATCTTTTTCAAGGTTCCGGCCAAACTATAATAGAAGGTGATCCTGTTCCTATTTTATACGGAAAGTTAAGAGTTCCTGGACGTCCTATCTCTTTTGAAGTTAAAAATGCTAATCAAACTTTTATAGACATCGCAGAAGGCGGCTTAGACTATATTGGGCCCACCGATTCAACAAGTGGTGGCGGTTCGGGCGGTGCTGGCGGTAATGACGCCCCAACGGAGACGGCTCGTAATGAATATTGATTCAAGATTTATAAATACCCCTACAAATTTAAATGCTAGGGGGAATCAGACAGGGGATACCGAGCAGTATGTAGGTATTGTTGATATGATCTGCGAAGGCCCTATTAAAGGGTTAGTCGACGGAAAACGCTCAATATTTTTAAATAATGTACCTTTTGAAGACGCAAAAAATATAGGGTCTCCTATTATTTCTGATGGAGCCTATCAAATACCTACTTTAAATATTGCCAATGGGGGGACTTCAGGTACTGCTGATGGCTATACTTTCAGCACTGATGATGTAGGTAAATATATAGTTATTGAGATAAAAAATAAAGAGTTTGGTAATACTGAGATTACGGTTGGGGGTGCTATTAATGGCTACCTAATGGTTACTTTAAATGATGGCACATCTAACACTATCCCAACAACCTATGATAACAACCTTTTATTTGCAAAATTTACAAAAGGTACCAGTCTAACAGAAGACACTTTAGATATTGAAGGCGAAGTAAATGTAAATACAACTAGTCACGCTCATGTTTTTCGAGCCGCGATATCTCCTACCAACATAACTATTAACGATACGGCTACTCATACTCTAAGAATATACGCTGCATTTAAAATCGCTTCAGTAAATACTAGCAATAATACTATGACTCTTGATACTGCTTCAGGAGAAAGTTATGCGACTTCTTGGCCCCAAACTAACGGAAATTGGCATTTCTGGGTACAGGATGCGAAACCTGTAGAGCCTTCTCTTATAGGCCCAGGCGCTGCAATTGCAGGAAATATTAAAAAGGTCGAAGCCTCCACTTATCAATTTCACAGGGGAAGAGCAGATCAGGGCCCATTTTCGGATATAAATGGAGTAGGCGGAGGTATAACTATTACCGGAACAGGAGCAAATACTCCTGTGAAACAGCCCGCCACTCTTCCAAGTGAAGTAACCACATTAGGGTTTTCTTATGCCGATACTGTTTTTGATGGTAGGGGGAAGTATGATACCGCGGGTTACCCTGAGGGACAATCATTTGCAGATAACTCAGGTACAGCTGTATCAATTCCCGCGCTTGGAGGTGGCTCGGGCTTAAGTTTTGGATTAACCGCTAGTCAAATTTATCAAGTTGACGAAATAAATATTCGCATTTCATATCCTGCTCTATATACACTGAATGTAGAAAAGGGCGATAAGGAGAGTGCTCACGCTCACTATGTGTTCCAAATTCAAACTCAACTAGATAGTGTTTCTAGTGGGTGGAAAACATTATTTAGTCAACACGGTGGAAGTATCATTCACTCCGGAAAAACAACAGCACCAACTGCATTTGATCATACAATTGGATTAAATAGATTCAAGCCTTTTGATAATTTTACTATTCGAATAGTTAGACTTACTCGCCCCTCCGGTATGCCTGTTTGGGCAGATGGTACTGCGGGTGGGCGAACTGATCGGGATAAGTGGCAAATGCAAGGAACTGCTGCAATTAATGGGGGTGGTCTAAATGCGACTATTAAAGATAAGCTAACTTACCCACACACCGCTGCGGCATCAATCACTTTTTCTTCAAAAGAATTTAGCAATCTGCCTCAGAGAAGTTATCTACTTGAGGGATTAAAAGTACGAATTCCAAATACTTATACACCTCGAGAATATACTACAAATGGAGTTGCACAATATAGCGGATTTTGGAATGGAACATTTAAAGATAAGTTATACTATACCGATAATCCTGCTTGGATTTTTTATGATATTATAACAAATCAAAGATATGGAGCAGGTAAGTGGATTCATCAAAATGATATAAATGAATTCGCTTTGTATAGAATTGCTCAGTACTGTGATGAGCTTGTCCCTTCTGGTGAAAAAGATACAAATGGCAATGACATACTAGAACCACGCTTTCGTGCAAATTTTTATTTATCAAAATCTACAGAAATATTTAAAGTTCTCAAAGATATGGCGAGTATGTTTACAGGCATGCTGTATTGGATGGATGGCAAACTAAATGTGATTCAAGACATTCCATCGGAACCTATATATAATTTCTCCAGCTCAAATGTTATAGACGGTGTTTTTGGCTATGAAGGCACTTCAAGAAAAAATAGAACAAATCAAGTAATCGTTACTTGGAACGATCCTATTGCGAATTATGAGCCCGTAGCTTTAGTTGTTGAAGATAGAGAAGCTATTGCTAGTAGTGGAAGACTAATTAATGAAAATGCAGTTGCCATGGGGGCAACTTCTGAAGGTCAGGCTTATCGTTTTGGTCGCTGGAAACTATGGACTGCACAAAATCAAAAAGAAATAGTTTCATTTAGAACAGGACTCCAAGGTACTTATATTAGACCTGGTGATGTAATTAATGTACAGGATAATAATAGATATGGAATTCAGTTAAGTGGTAGAATAAGTAGCTCAACAGCCCCTACTTCAAACACTATCACACTCGATAGACCTATAAATATTCTTAGCGGCACTTATACTCTGCATACTCTTGTAGAGAGTTATGCTGCATTTTATACAGGACTTAATCCAATTACTATAAATTCTGTAACCTACAATAAGGGAGATAGAATTACAGGACAGTTGTATGTAAACGGTAGTTTAACAACTATAAATTCTGAAGAAACTGCTTCAAATGCAAAAGCAACTTCTAGTGCTGCAGGTACTCCGGTACCCCTTACGTGGAAGCCGTATACATATATTCAAGAAAATACTGTATCTACTGGTGCGGGCAATAATATAACAACTCTAACTACTACTGCTAACTTTGGAACTACCCCCGATACTGGCACTGTCTGGGCGCTTTCAAGAGTTGTTAGTGGGAAAGAAGTACTTGGTTCTGTAAAACAATATAAAGTACTTGCGGTGTCTCAGGAAGATGATAAGAATACTTTCGGTATTACCGCAGTAGAGTATTATATTGAAAAATATGATGCAGTAGATAAAGATTATGCTCTTGGTGTTGTTGAAGGAGGAGTGTACAGTCCAAATGAAGATTCTGAAGCAGCAGTACCGGCCCCTGACAATATATTTGTAGTTTTAGAAACGGATGCTAAACAACCCGGCGAAGAGCTTCGTATTGAATGGGAGAAGCCTCAAGAAGAGTTTACTGATAGTGCTAATAATACTCAAACAAGAGACTATGAGTTTTTTGCAGGCTATGAGTTTATTCATAATATCCCCAACTCTCCAAGTCCTATGTTTACAGAGCAGACTTCGATTCGATTTGATAATGTTCCTGACGGAATGTACACCTTTCGAGTTCGTACACTTTCAAATAAAGGAAATAGTTCACAGTTTATTAGTACTCAGTACGAAGTAGAAGATCCTTACGGTACAAATGTTGCTCGTATGCAGGGAGGTATTGTAAAAGGCGGTAAATCAAATGCTCAACTAAGTATAAATGCAAATAATCAAGCATCCTTTGAAGTAAGTCCCGCTGTTTTTGCATCTCTTGGAGACCCATTAAATACTAGAAATATATCAAATACCTATAGTCTTACAGGTTTGGCACTTTCAACTTCCTACTATATATATGTAGGGAGCTCCCTTACAGTAGTATACTGGGACGAACTTTCTTTAAGAAATCTTCCTTTCTGGAGAGAAATTACAGCAAGTTCAAGTCATTTATCTAGTCAAGCAAGTAAATGGACTTCTTTAGGTTCTGTGAGTCTTCCAAAAAATTCAAATACACTTACAGGAAGTGGATTTAATAGTTCCTTAGCACTAAGGGATGTAATATGTTTTGGAGAAGAGATATTTCCTTATAAAAGCATTTCTGATGTAAGTGTTTCAGGTTCTACAGTTACTATTTCTACAAACTCTACGTCAGGGTCTGAAGACCCTCATGGGTTGACAGACGGAGATCGAGTTCTTATAAAAGGTGTTAC